GCTTGTGTAATAGCCATATTTTTTTCTCCTTATTGTGGTTTTCGAGCTATACGAGGTTCTCCATCTAGAAACTCATCAGTTCGTCTTCTTCCCATTTGTTCTAATGAGAATCCTTCGATAGCTTGCTTATATCTATTTTCATAATATTGCAACATATCATTTGGACCCTTCAAAAATCCATAAGCCTCAACTAGGCAAGCATATAATAAGCCATTGGGAAATTGCTGACTTAAATATGTGTTGGCAGTTGTACTAGATAATCCAGTTGGTTTCAAGATATAATTTGCTTGTACCGTATAAGCTTGATCTGGGGTAGGTGCTACAACAACTGTATTTTCATCCCAATTTGCATAATATCTAGGTATTCCTGTAGTATTACTTTGGTTATATTCATTAATAAAAGATACATCTCTAACATCTAAAAAAAGTATTGTACCATCCGTATTAAATATCTGCAAAGATCTAATAATTAAACAATTATCAGGAACGGTAAAATATTTTTGAGTTATAACAACAGAAGATGTTGCATATTTTCTATTATTATCAGAATCTACATCCCTTAATATTCTAAATTCTGCGTTTTCAATAAATCCATTTATAATAGTTGCAGTTAAAACATTAGAATCTACTTCGGTATAATCTCTTATTTTTGTGACTAATTCTGTGTATGTCATATTAAGCCTGTAGTGTAACCGGTCCTGCAGAACATTGTGATCCGCCACCAGATATATTTCCTGTTGTTGCCGTACTTGTACTTAAAAAATAAAAATAATTTAAAGTATCACTTACAATACCAGATGAATTAATTTTTCCAACTGTAATTGTAAATCCATTAGCATTTGAAATATCTGTAACATTATCAAATGATGGAACATCATCAAAAGAATCTTCTCTAGTTGGTGTACCTACTATATTAACTTGAGGAGGCCCTCTAAATCTTACGATATTACCAGTAGATCTATCATGATCCTCCGAATAAACATTAATATAAGTAGCACCTGCATACTTTGTTGTTGAAAATGGATTTAAAGTTAAAGCAATAATTACTGGTGGTTCTTGTCTATCAGGATGTGCATATCTTAAACCTTGTGGATCAGCTGTAGTTGGTTTTGGATCTAATTGAGGTTGTTTTGGTTCGTATTCTGAAACATGTACCCATGAACCATTCCATTCTTGAACCATTTCTTGATATGGAAATCTACAACCAGAACGGTCAGAGATCATGTATGCAAATTTACCGCTGGAGTTTTTAGACATTTGGATAATAAGTTTTTGGAGTTATAAATGAACTTGAAGAAGATCCATCACCATCTAATGCTCTTAATAATTCATCTTCATAAAATAATTTTAGTTCTTGTGTTCTTTGTGGAGCAAGTTTCAATGAAACATAATAAGCAAGTCCCGCGCACATGCAGGGAACAAATCTATATGGAACATCTGTTGCATTTGTATAAGCTCCAACATCTTGAATTCTTTTAGCATAGTAATATTGCATTACATTATTTACCTGTGATGCGCCTGGAGTTAAATATAAAGTAATTGTAATTTTATCTATAAATCTTTGTACGTAATATTGCGTCGGTTGTCCTTGGGAATATTTAGATGATAGTCCACTATAAGCTGATCTATTAATTTTAGTAAGTGGAAAATCAACAACAGGACTTTGTTCTGTATTTCTATAAACTGCTTCTAAAATATCATCGGGTCCATAAGTAATAGAATTATAATCATATACAGTTGCATTATCTGCATGAATTGCAGCAGTTGTGCTATTAGCACCTCTTGTACATCCTGTTATTGTATTATTAGAAGTATTAGTTCCAGTATAAGTAATTTGTTCGGAATCTATTAATAATGTCCCTGATGTTGGAAACTGCCAAACTGAATCTAATGTAATAGTTGTAGCATTAATAGTAAGTGCACCATTTAAATAACTAAGTGTTCCATCTGAAGTTCCATCAGATGTAGATCTATAGATAGTATAGGTTGACTGACCTTGGATCATTGAGATAGTATTACTTGCTACTTCCCAATAATGAAGACCTCTGTTTGCCCATTCCTGGAACATTATATTTAGAGATCTTCTTGTAGATTCTAAATCCATTCCAGTCCTTGGCGCCGACAAACCAATTCTTTCGTAAGCCTCTTCTATAATTTTATCAATATAAAAGGTTTTTTCAAAAGTAGTTGTTCCAGAAGTAGTATTAGCCATTTAGCTTCTCCTACGCTGTTAATCCAGGTCCAGAATATTTATCTGTTAGTAATGTAACTGCAGTAATTTTAGTTAAAGTAGTTGTAAAAATTCCTTTTGGAAATAAAATTCCATCTTCAGGAAAACTAAAATTAATAACATCTCCACTTGGTACATCTGCTACAAATAAAGTAGATCCAGTAGAAGAAGTTGTTCTTAATGTAACACTTCCTGCTCCTGTTCCATCAGATGCAACAATGATACCTCTTAATCTAATTGGTCCTGCTACAATTGCAGTAGAAGTATTTGCTGTAAATCTAGTTGCTTGTATATCACTTTTATAACTTCCCATATTTTTCTCCTTATAATTTAAGGAGCCCTTTCGAGCTCCTTAAAAATTAATTATTATACCGCAGCACTAAATGGAGTAGCTGGTGTACCTGTGTTACTTGAATTTACAGTTACCGCCCATTTACCTGTTGTTAATGCAACACATTCAATTATTGAAGGTGCAATTCCACCTGTATCTGAACCATTTAAAGTAATGGTATCAGATGCTGCCGCTGTATTAAATCCAACAGCATTAGCCGAGGTGTCATCTAAAAAGTAAGCACGACCTGACATAACGTCCGTTGCGTTTGCAACTTGTACAATTAAAGAACCAGTTTTAGTGGTATCAGAAAAAATTGTAAATTTTGCGCCAATGTTATTTGAGTTGTTGTAGTCTGCTCCTGGTCCAGCAACTGCTGAATTAGCTGTAGCGTTGATTGCTGGTAACGTATAAGTTACTGCACCTGCACCACTATTGTAGACTATTCTTCCTGCATGCTCAGCAACTGTTAAAGCTGTACTTGAGTCTGCAGTTATTACGTTTGCAGGTCCCGTTTGTATAAATCCAGATTTGGATATTACTGGTCCTGAAAAAGTTGTATTTGCCATAGTTTTATTCTCCTAGTTATTCCAATCTAGTCTCTAGGCCGTCGACTATACGCGTCTAGATCAGAAGTTAATGTATAGTGACTAAGATATAACTGAATTTATTAAATAGCGCAAGGGATACCTGCATCGAAAATGTACTTTTCGGATATAAATAGCTAGTTTTAGCTAGCTACAGAAAACTCAGGAGCAGCCATCTCTACTTTAATTTGTCTATGTGCTATTTCAGCTTCAGACATTTTAATCTGGTTAATGATTTCACGAATTTTTTCGTCAATCCTAACCATATCAAGAGTATATATTCCCTCTTGAATGTAGTGTTGCTCCCAATCAAGTTCTAATGCTCTCTTCTTTGTGTAAAGAGCTTGAACTGATATCATCTACGATCTCCTCATAGGTTATCCAGCATTTATCTTTAGCAAAAGATCTCATACTGTCCTTGAATATTACCCCATTTTGTCCTACTTTGTCAAGGATAGCTAGTTCTATACTTTCTGCACTATCTTCAGCTTCAATATCAAAATCAGCTTTATAACCATACGCTCTAATTTTAACTTGAAACAATTTTGTCATAATTCATTCTTTCTAACATATTTATGGGGCCCCATAAAGGGACCCCATAAAATAAAAAATGCTTATAGATTAAGCACCTGGTGAGCCAAACATACCTCTAGGGTCAGACCAACCGAAGCTGTATCTTTCTCTAGCTTTGTATCTAACGTTACCAGTATCAAAATCACCTTCCATAGCAGTTTTAATAGCTGCTCTTACGAACATCTTCATACCGTTTGGAACGTCAGTTTTGATAAAGAATGCATCAGAATCAGTTAAGAAATTATTCACAGTATAACCTTGTGGAATCATTCCCATAGATTTGATTGCATTGATATCGTTATCAGCAGTACCAGTTCTACCTTGAGACGCCATTAATCTCTCCGCAGTGAATTGTAATTCACTTGGAATAATTAATTTAACACCTCTTGCAGCAATCTTTAAACCACGTTCATCAGTGAACGCATTGATATCAATCAATGACTGTTCTAATGAAGTTTCGTTTAAGTCAGCCGGCGTTGCAAGTTCATTTCTAAATGAACCAGCAATAGTAGGATGTGACTGATCTAATAAAGGAGATCCGTCGCCACCTGGGAACGAGCTTGAAAACGCATTATTAAGTACGTTTGCAGCAGTTACCTGCTTAGTATTTGCCATAGATCTTGCTAAAGCTTTTGTATATCTAGACGCAAGTCTATCATACAAATTATCTTCAATCGCTTCTTCAGTGATTGAGAAAGCAAGCGCTACGGTGTTATGTGTGTATCTAGCTGTGAATGTTTCTTGAGCATTGTCAAAAGTTACTCCAGAACCTTCTGGTTTAACTTGAGCATTTGCGAAACCTGATAACATAACTTCTTCTTCAAAAGCTCTGTCAGATGTTTCTGTTTCAAAAATTTCAGCATGCTGATTTTCATAACGTTTGTACTCCAGGCCGAATAGTGCATTCAATCCTGGTTCTAGTTCTTTAACTAGCTGTCCTCTTGATATAGCCATATTCTTATACTCCTAAAGTTGTTGTGAACTGATGTTTATTAATTCTAGTTACAAACACAACGTGTGATTGAGTTAGATTATTATCACCAGTATCTTTTGTTGTACCAAGTACCTGTAATTGAAGATTGCTTGTTACTGCTAATGTTGCAGCATTCAATCTTGATCTAGATACGTAGTTTGCTGAGTCCCCTGCCAAATAAGTTATATTCGCATTTAAGAATACATCTGTTTGAGAGTTCCCAGTCGTTTTATTAGATCTGATCTCAAATCTTTCATAAGGATCATCACTTACGAATGCAACGATATCTGTCGCTGCAACCGAAGGGATATAATTCCTCCATGTTGGTTTTTGAGTCGTTGGATCAGTGTAGAAAGCTCCATTAAGTGAACCTAATAGTATGTCGCCTGCTGCTGCAACTCCAATAGTTCCAGTGTTTATTGCTTTCACACCGTCATTGAAATATACAATAGTTGGGCTTGTAGCCACACTATATTCACTTAAACCTTGAGCATCTCTATTTTGACCAACTTTACCAATCGGTCGTAGACCAAAGCCTACTGAGCTTCTATTAGCCATAGTTTTTTCCTTGTTTAAGTTTTTATTTACTTTGTTGATATTACAAAAAAATTATTTTTTGTTTGTACCACCAAAAGTTACACGAGTCTGCCTCTCATTATTGATAGGCATACTTGGATGTTGATCCTTATAAAGGTCGTTATTAATTGCTTCTTCGCGAGCTTCTATTTGTTTTCTAAAATAGGCCTCACGAGATTTTGCAACCTCTTCCGGTATCCTTGCCAACACAAGGCCACCAACTCCGATTACTCCCGCGTATTTACCATCTTTGACTTCAGGATAAATAGATCCAGGATATTCATCTGCTCTTACGAGCTCCCATCCTGATCTAATTTTACCAGTCATATTTTTGGTATCGTCGAAGCCTAAAACTTCAGTACGAATCCATCTATGTCTAAAGCCATCTGG